TCTGATGGAACAGCAACACTGTTTAATGACAATACATTCTTCGGTCTAACATCTGGAACCAGACCAACTCAAGGTCTCTTGATTGGTGGATCCGTAAGAAACATTGAACTTGGTAATGTAACAACTTTATCACAGAATATCAAGATTGGTAATACCAGTACTGATAGTGAAATTACTATAGGTGATAGTGTTGATGGTTCCAATGCTAATAAGTCTAAGATAACTGTTGGTGGTGCATTTGCAAGTAATGAGTCTGATTCTTTCGTTCAGATTGATACCAAGGCACTTAAGGTTGCTGGTGATGCAATTTTTGGTACTAGAAGAGGATTAACTGATAGTACTAAGTTTGAGTCTCCTTCAGGAACTTTTGATTTCTTATCTGGTAATAGTGCTACAAGCATACTTAACTTTGCTACTAATGCATCTGAAATTACAATTGCTGGTCAGGGTGGTACTACTACAATTCAGAATAATCTTGTAGTCAATGGTACTTCAAGATTCAATTCTGATATGACCCTTTGTGGTGGTTATGCTTCATACTCATTCGTTGGATTGAGAGCACAAGCAGGTACTACCATTGAGGCACATACAAGTGGTATTTTAGGTAATAACCTATTCAATAAGAATGTTGATTTGATTACTGTTGCTGCATTTGCTGAAACAGCAGTAACAACGGGTGAGTGGAATAAGATTGATACTGGTGCTCTTGGTACTTGGGGTGGTAATGCAAGCACACCAGGTTTTATAAACTATCAGGCTACTCCTCCTGGAATGCTTGTTGCTGACTTCCCAGACTTGGCAGGTACTAATAAGTACTACTTACCAATCAAGAGAAAACCTTTTGATGCTCAAGGTAATCAGTATTATAATGAGAATGATATTCTTCTTATTGATACTGTTGAGGCAGGAACAGAACATGTTGAATTTGTTAAGGTTTCTCGTCTTGTTAAGATTAACGATGCATCAGATCACTGGATTGAGGTTGAGAGAGGTCCATTTGGAACATTCGCTCCAACAAGTACAGAACATAAGGATGAGACTGCTATCTTCAAGTGTAACGTACAGTATGATTCTACATGGATTACTCAAGGAATTGATAATTCAGGTACAGAAGATAATGTTTATCTATCAACATTTGGTGGTAGTTTAACAGGTAGAACAGAAAGACAAACAGTTGGTGATACTGCTTATGTTAGTGCTACTGCTCCAGGTGATTATGTAATTATATCACGTAGGGATACAACCAGTCCTGCTAATGGTATATTTGATGACGGTGAAATTTTTGAACTTAAGAGTTCTATAACTCAGGTAGCTAAGTCATTTAAGATTAAGAAGGATTGTGGTCAGAGTACTGAGATTACAGTATTTGAAATCAATTCTGTAACTGGTGATGTTACTATTAATAATAACAAAACTACTGTTAATGGTACATTGAATTTGGTTGGTGGTTGTGGTGGTACAGCAGGTATATACCCAAGTCCTGATCCAACAATTGATGATCACTTTAATCTTAAAAATTCTCTTGGCACAATATTTGATGTAAACCTATGTAATGGTGATACATTAATGGGTAGTACTCAGGGTAGTGTTTTTGCACTTGCTGATTACTGGGGATCAACTGCTGTTGCACACACAACAACTAGTGTAGTTCAAACTTACAGATACGATAAGTGGACATTACAAACAAATGGACCTATAACTACTGCGTCTGCTGGATTTACTAATAATGATACAGCAATTCCTATTGCTGGTAACAATGCTGCATTTAGTATTGGTGATTTAATCATGGTTCAGGATGGTTCCAATGAAATGGAAATCATTCAGTTAACATCTGCTGCTACTGAAAGTAGTGGACAGTGGTACTTGAATTGTGGAACTAATTCTACATATCCTGGTGGTGGTAGAGGATCTGAAGGAACTGCTGTTAAAAACCAGTGGTCACAAGGAGTTCAAGTTAGAAAGATTAGGAAGTATATTAATTCTACTGTACTTTCTGAGGTAGTAGATAGAACTGCGGTTCCATCTCCAAATACTGATCCTAAGAAGATCGTAGTTAAGTTAATGAATTCTGATTTGATTTCAGATAAACTTGATACAGATCATTTCTTCAAGATCACAACTGGTACTGATATTGAATGGTTCTATGCAGATAGTATTGATGGTAACCCTGCATCTGATGGTACTAAGTATGCTAAGTCAGTCGTAACAGGCACAACTGCTAGTGGTAGTGTTGTTAGGAATAAGTTCTTTGGCGGTGGTGCATTAACCGTTCATGATGACTTTGAACTATACAGTGGAAACTTCAGAATGTATGGTTCTGATGGTCAGACACTTCTGTTTAATGTTTCTAATGATGATAATCACCCTTCTGACCCTGCAAGTCTTGATCCTAAGACAGGTACAAATGGTATCTTCTTTAATGGTCAGATGAAACTTCGTGGTGATTTATTCATCACTGAAGAATCTTGTGAAGCAAATGGTATTTGTTCAGTTGATACTAAATTTAAAGTAGAATCTAGTACTGGTGATCTATCAGTCGGTGCTATACCAGCTACTCAAACTCCATTATATGTTAAAGGTAGGGTTGATCAGTCAGATACTGGTTCATCATCACAACCAATATTACATGTTGATAATTTAGGTGGTGCTGGTTCTGGTGGAACTGCTGGTCCTAAAGACTTCTTGATTTATCAGGATGGTTCTATTGATGCATTTGGTATTAGTCGTTACTTCACTAGAAATGGTGGACGTAGATATACATATGTTGAGCAATCAGCAACTGGTATAGGACAGACACAAGGTGCTCCTTTACAACCAAATAATAATTATCTCTTGAATAATCCTTCTGGAACTAACATGGTTCTTTACCTACCAGCAACTGCTGAAACAGGTGATGTTATCAGGTTTGTTGAGGTTGCTGGTACTGCTACTTACAACACAAGTATTGTTATAAGAGCATTGAAAATTGGTGGTATAGCAACTCCTGTTCAAGGTGATACTACTGGTACTAAGATTCAGTCAGGTGCTGGTCAATTGACTACTGCTTGGGACAGTGGTGAAATGATTGTTCAGACAAGAAACGCATCATTCGGATTAATTTACGTGGGTGCAACAGATGCAGCAGGAGATCCTAATGCATCATCAATTCCAAACAACCTTCGTGGTTGGTGGTTAGCAGAATTATAAGGATATGGCACAATACTATAACTCTATAAAAACGATGAAGACAGCCCGAATCGGTGCAATTATACCGTGGGCTGGTGATGGTAATAAAGGGTTTTTACCATCAAATATTCCTAAAGGATGGGAAGTATGTAATGGACAATCAGCAGATGCTGCTGAGTATCCATTGTTGTTCTCTGAGATTGGTAACACTTATGGTGGTACTGGTACTGGTGCTTTTCCCATTTATTCTGGTGAATTTTTCTTTCCTAAATTGACCAATAGATGTATGCGTGACCTTGAACCAGCAGACTTAAATGAAACGAAATATCAATATGGACAAGGTAATGTTACTGATACTGTTGTAGATGCTGTTGGAACAAAATTTGGTGATTATATAGTAGGTTTTGGTACAACTCAAGTAATTAAAACTAGTTGGTCTGCTAATGCAGATATTGATCTTGCTTTGTCTGATCCTAATTTAAAATTATCAGGTAAACTCACTAATATGAATATTACTGATCCTGATTTTAATGCTACTATAACAACTTTGGGTAGAAAATTAGGAATTAACCATAGTCCTGGTCATAGTCATCCAGGAACATATGAATCTGCAAGGTCAAGTTTCTTTGGACCTCAGATGTTTACATCTAGGCAGATGGCTATTTCTGGTAGTACACCTCACCCAACATGTCCAGCTGTTGTATCATCAAATCATACTTGTGACTTACAACCATCTTTTGAGCAATCACCAGATTGGAATGGTGGTAGAACTTTATTAGCTTATTTTGGTGATAGTCAACATGAGCATACCTTACCAGATGGAAATCAATTTCATGACTTTGCTAATGATGCTGGAAAGGATTATTGGTCACAAGTTCCTGCACCAGATTGGCATGATGGTACTCCAACTAGAAATAGTCCTAAAGCAGCTTCTTTTGACTGTGAATTTTACACTACTAATGCTTTTACTAATAATTTTCCCTTCACTCCATCAAAGGCTCACCAAGTACCTTCATGGGGTGGATTATTTCCTAGACCATTAATTTTTGGTAACAGAAGAAATTTTTATGGTCATAGTAAAGGAGTATATAATAATTTGGAAGATCATCCAGAGAATCCTGTAAATTATTTTGATGTTACTTTCTCTGGTGGTAATAGTGTCCCTGTTGGTGTAAATGAATTTAGTTTACCAGCAGGAACAGATATTAGAACTGCACATGGTACTGCACCAGATAATTGGTTTCAGTATGATAAGATTCATCCTTGGATGATGGTAGATGGTGAATGCTTTGCAAAAGGAACATATATTACCAGTATAACAAGAACTGGTACTGATGATACCAATTGGGTTTATGAACTTAAGATAAGTGCTAACACAATTAATACTGCTGCTTATCAAGGAACTATAACTTTTAGACAAGGAACATATGCTAGTTCTTTAAGTAGTTTTGGAAATAATGATCCAAATAATTCTGCTTTCACATCACATGATCATGGTTCGTTTGATATTCAGATGGGAAGAGGATCTTTAAATGCACCTGCAACATATCCATTGAATGATATAAGTATTGGTTCTGTTAACCCAGATAGCTTTAATGATGCTCTAAATATTATTGTGGATACAAATCAACCAGCAATGGTAGTGGTATTTCTTATCAAGGCATATTAATGGCAAAATTATACTCTCAAGAAAGATCTAAATATGGAAATCTTACAGGTCAGATTATAGTATGGCCAGTTGAGATAAATCCTGATATTAATGCATCAACAAATAAAAAAGATTTACCATCTGGATATTTGAGATGTGATGGTACAATTTATAACGCAGTTGATTATCCTGCATTATCTGCTGTATGTGGAACAGGAACAGATAGTAAATTTGTCAGAAAGGATATTGGTGGAACTACACTACAAACTATTACTGATGCTCAGTTTGTTGTTCCTGATCTCTGTTCTAAGTTTCCATTACCAACGCCAGGTGCTGATGCTGGTGTCTATAAAAATATTCGTGTAACAAATGCAAATAATGTTGAAGTTAATCGTTCTGGTATTGGAATTGAAGCATCCTCTACATTAGGAACAACTCTTGATGTAACATATTCTGGCACATTCACTGTTCCTAGTCAAGTTATTGATCTTAAGGGTAGACCAGCTTGGACTTGGGGTACAACTGATGGTAAAAGAACTATTGCTGATGTTGTTGATGTTACAGCGATTGCTGGACACATGCATTTTGGTAATCAGGTAAGGACAAGAATTAAATCAACAGCTGAAACAGATCCTACATCACCATCAATAGTAAAAGATCCTCAAGCAATTGGTCTTGTTGCTTATTGGAATGCTAGTACAATACCAATTGGTGATTGGTTAAATAGCACTGTTATAACTGGTACTGCTGGTACTCCACCTACATATCCAGGAAATTCACAACCTGCATGTAGAGGAATGGCATCAAATATAATAGCAAAGAATTATCAGTTCTATTTTGGTGCATTCGCTGGAAATATAGACCCTACAGCATATGGTGGTCAGTGTTATAATGGTGGTAATACTTTGATAGATCAGTGGAGAACTAGATGTTTAATAGCTGATAATTGGAATAATTTTCCTGTAAACACAGATCCATATAAAATAGCACCAGGTATTAATTTATACAGTACATCTGGAACTAACACATTATTATTTGGTTGCTATCTTGATTCTATTCCATCACAGCCTCAGCAGTTAAGTGCTAGTATAAGTCTTCCTAAGACTTATTTTCAGGGTGCTGCTGGTGTTCCACTTGATTGGAAGAATGCATCATGTCATGATGTTGTACCATTTAATAGCAATCTAAATACAGATAGTAGCAGAATATATGCTTCTTTGTTTAATGAGATGAGTGAAAGTACAGATTTAGTTCAATCAACTGATCCTACATCACACTATCATAAGGTAGATTTAGATAGAGGAACTCATAGTTTTAAATTGGTTACGAATGCTCTGGAATTAAGTCCAGATAGTTTAGAAACAAAGTTAACTCTTGCTGTTGATAATGCAGTGTCTGTAGATAGTGTAACTTCACCATTCATAGTTTTAGAATATCTAATAAAGATTTGATCCATGACAATAGCACCAAATCCTGTATATAGGAATATCAGAAAGAATTTTTATACAGATAAGTCATCTGATACTACTGAGGTTGGTACTATTATTAGTACCATGAAAGCAGTTACAGATGTTCATGATAATTCATTTATACCAACTACTCCCAGTTATAATTTTACAACAGGTCAAATAACTAGAGAAACTGCTGGTAATGCTCAAACAGGAATTAATCCTGAGTATCAGTATCCTGGGTACATATATTGTGATGGATCGGAGTATAAGATAGAAGATTATCCAGCATTATATACAATAATTGGTAGTGAATATGGTGGAACACCAAGACCAGGATTAAAATTGGTGAGTGGTGGTACTGGTTATCCAACAACAGGTAGTGTTACCATTACATTTACAGCACCAACTGGTAACGAGACTGATAAAGAAACTATAACGGCAGACCTTACTATAAATGCTAGTGGTGTTATTACTGCTGTAAGTACAACTGCGTTAGGAAAGAGATATTCATCTGATCCTACGTTTACCCTACAAAATGCAGGTACTGGTAGTGGACTTTCAATAGAGTTTAATTTTAATGGTGAAGGAACATTAGAAGATGTTAAGCAAGATAATGTATTTTCTAAACTAGGAGAAACAAAGACTCTTGGAACATTTATGGTTCCTGATCTTAAGACTAAAAAGATTGTTGGAACTGGTCCTGTATATGGACCAGGATCTCCTACCGTTGGTTTAATAACTGAGGGTGCAGGTGCAGATAAAGTAGGTGGAAAGTGGTTATTTGATAAGTCATCACAAAATGGATATTTTTCTTTAGGTAGTGTAACAACAACTAGTTATGAAAAAATAACTGATACTACTGGTGTAACAATTAGTGGAACTCAAACCGTTAAGGTTAGTATGAGAAATAAAAGATTGTCTGGTGTTCCTCAGCATAATCATTATGTTTATCATACTAAAGCTGGAGAAGCAATACAATCTCTTTCTGGATTCTCTGGTGATAGGTATGTTGTAGAATATACAAATCAAAACTCAAGATTATTTCAGTGGTTTCCTGTTGGAGGTGTTGCATTTGAACATAAACATGCTTTATTAAAGAAACCATTGCAGAATGCAACTGATGTTGCAACCTATGATATATTAGATTGGACTCCAGGTGCTGAAGGCACAGGATCGTTAAAGACTAATACACCTTCACAACCAGCAATAACTAAAACAGGAAGTCCTTCTAGTGTTAATACTTCTCAGAATACACTTATTTTAACTTCTCATGGATTTGCTACAGGTGATGAGGTATTGTATAGTGTTGGTAATTTAGTAGTTGATATTGCAATATCGGAAATTAGTACTGCTAATGATACATTTACTGTTGCATCTCATGCTTGGAGTACAACTGATTCAACACAATATGGAAAAGGATCTTTAACTTTTCCAGTAACATCTAGTGCCAGTACTGTTAATACAACTAATGACAGAATAACAATCACTGCTCATGGTATGTCTAATGGTACTGCAATTAAATATGTTTCAACTGGTGGTACTGCAATTGGTGGAATCATTGTTGGATATACTTATTATGCTAGGCTAGTGGATGCAAATACAGTTACATTACACATCACTCCTGGTGATGCAACATCAGGAACTTCTGTTATTGATTTAACTGATAGTGGAACAGGAGTTCAAACTTTTAGTGTACAAGGTACAGTTGCTGAACCACTTATTGATGCAAATACTTATTATATTATTAGTGTAGATGCAAATACGATTAAACTTGCAACAACTTCTGCTAATGCTACTGCTGGAACTGCTATTGATATAACTGGAACTGGACAAGGAGTACATACATTAACATCACCAGGAACAGCTATTGCACCATTAACTAATGGAACTAAGTATTATGTTATTAAGGTAGATAATGATACAATTAAGTTAGCATCTTCACTTGGTAATGCACAAGGAGGTACTTCTATCAATTTCACCAGTGCTGGTGTTGGTAATTTTACACTCTTTAAATCAGCAGTTCAAGGTGATGGATATTATATGGCATCTGGTGGTGCAGGAGCAGGAAGTTATGAAGTTGTAAATAGTATTCCAGTTCCTGTGTTTAGGAAGTTTAGTAATAGTTCTGTTATTGGTGGAAGAACTATCACAAGTGGTGGTGTACCTGTTGTTGAATATCCAGGTGGATTAATACTTAAGAATACATCTCAAACTGGCACAGGTATTACCTTTCCAAATGATTGGACTACTTTGTTAGTCACTTGTTGTGGAGGAGGTGGATCTGGATCTCCAGGAAATGCTGCTGGTAATGATGGTACTCCTAGTAAAGTTGAATTTGGAGGAGGATTACTCACTGTACAAGCAAATGGTGGACAAGGTGGTGGAAAGAATACATCAAGAACTGATGGTGGACCAGGTGGAACTGTTAGTATATCAGGATCAAAGTCAGGTGATGTCACTATAATTTCACAGGCAAATGGAACTGCTGGAACAAGTGGAACAGCAGGAACTTATTATAAGAAAACTTATCCATCTAGTCCTGGTCAAGCAGGGACTGGTGGAGATAATCCTGGTAGTTTGTATACTAATGATGGTACGGATGGTCTTCATACTTTTATTACTGATAATAGTAATCCTGGTAGTAGTGGTAATCAAACTGGATCGGGAACTATTAATCTCGCAAGCACTCAATTTGAATATACTCAGGTATTGGTTACATTAGCAGGTGCTTCAGGTTCTGATCCTACTAACAAATGTGGTTGTGGTTCAGTAGGTGGTAACGGTGATGTAATGGTATTACAAGTTAATAATCCTGTCAATGGATTTAATGCAACTTATGAAACTGGTACACAGTCTGGTGGAAAAGCAGGAGGAAGTGGTGCTTATGGTGCTAATGGTGGAGTAGGTGGAAATAAATGGGGTAGTGGTACTGATGGTGCTGGAGGTGGTGGAGCATCTGGAATGAAAGTTTCTGCATCAATCATCGCTGGTGCTGGCGGTGGTGGAGGTGGAGGTGGAACAGATGGACAGTCTTGTTCTTGTGGACTTTCTGGTACGACTAATAATACTAATGGATGGAATAGTGACACTGCTCAATCAACAACTGCTAACCTATTTCCTGGTGGTGGATCTGGTGGACAAAACGCTGGATGCAACGGTGGAGGAGGAGGAGGCGGTGGCGGCGGTATCGCTACTGCTAACTATGGTTCTGGTGTTGGATCTGGTGGTGGTGTAGGTGCTGGTGCTGGTCACGGTGGTGGATATGGTGGAGGTCGTGGAATGTCTTCATTTAAAACCAGTGTATTTACCAAGATTTCACAATCTAATAACAGTACAGGTAATGGATATATTTCATGGAGTTGGAATGAAGATAGAAGCTACTGGACTAATGGTGGTGGAGGCGGTGGTGCTGGTGGTAGAGTCTACTGGTCAATTGCTGCTGATAAAATAGGATCAAATGTTAGTGCTACACTTGATGTTGGTGCTGGTGGTGCAGGAGTTGGTGGTACTAGCAGTGGAGGTGGAGCATTTGTTCAATATGGATTTGGAGTTATCACTGGATATGAAGGTGGAACAACTAGTACAACTGTTGGTGATATAATTGTTAAAGCATCTGGTACTACTGATGATAATGGACCGTCAATTTTACAGAATGGTACTGGTGGTGGTAATAGTGGTGGATTTATGTTACCAACAATTCAAGTTCCTGAAGTAGAAGTTGTTACTGGTACTTCTGGTGGTACTGGTGCTACTGCATCTGTTACTCTTGGAAATGGTGTAGTTTCTACTATAACAAAAACTGCTAATGGAAGTGGTTATACTTCAGCACCAGAAATTCGTATTAAGCATGGTGCTGGATCTGGTTCATATGCTACTTCTACAGTTAATAATGCACAAGAAGTAGATAGTATAGCATTATCTAATCTAGTTGCGAGATCAACATACACTAATTATTGTAAAATAGGTGGAGCACCAACTGGTACTGGTACAACAGATTATCATAGATGGATTACTATTAAAGAACATGATTGTACTAATGTCAAAAGGTTTAATATTAAAGCATGTAGAGGTAATGGATTTAATGGTGGTGACCTACCTGAACAAGGTGGTGATGTTCTAAAATTATATTATAATACTGATATGAGTGATAACTTTACTGCTTTAATGGGAATTATTGTACCACTCCCAACTGCTGCTGAGGTAACATCTAAGTATGATGGTGATGGTACTGGTAATGACGCAACTAAATGGTACTGGTACAGTATGGATTTACCAGAAGCAGCACAGACTGCGACAACACGTTTTCAAATAAAACAAGAAAGACCTGCTGGTAGTGGTAGTAATGATAGTGGTAGTAATAGTGACCATTATGGTATATGTGATATAATTTATGAATATAAAGAGGTATCAGCACTAACTTTCATTCCTAGTGATGGTAAGATATCAACTAATGCTGATGAATTAACATATGTTGTTGAAGGTAATGAAGCAAGTATCTATACATCTGGTGCAACTGCATTGGATGCTACGTTTACTCTTAATTCACAAAATCCTTTGATTCCAGTTCCAGCGATTGATCCTGATTATCCAGTACCAGTTGTTGAACCATATCATTTGTGTAAGTACTTAATCAAAGCATTCTAAATATAACAAGGGAATTAGTATAATACGATGGCAACTCAACTTTTGCAAGTAAATGCAATAACAAAGGTAATACAGTATCAAGGTATAGAGAAAACTATTCCAGATAGTTACTGGACTAGTGATATAGTACCTGCAATTTATCCTACTTGGGATGCTGATAAGGATAAACTTGTGTTATTTGCATGGTATGATAACAACTCATACATGTGTCAGAGACGTAAATATGTCATGAATTTCAAGACTAATACGTTTGAGTGGAAAGATTATGAGATGGAGCAGGTTGATGATGGATCTGGTCAGACATTATATAATAAGTTTAAGGATACATTCTTCTTAGTTGATTCCCTTGCGACAGTAGAATATCAGAATGAATTTGCTAAAATATATGCAGCAACAGCAGCTACAAGTTGGTTGACAGTTAGATTATCTCGTAATTTCTTACTTGATGAGACAGACTGGGTATTTGTAGAGGATTCTGGTGTTAGTGCTGACGACAAAGAATTATATAAAACATATAGAAAGAAGTTAAGGGATTTACCTGTTGATGCAAATACTACAGACGCAGCTGCGGTTAAGTTTCCTATAAATCCACAGTATTTCAAAGACATATATTTGAAAAAGAATGCAAGTGCAACATATCTTGGTGATGATGGTCAGTTTGTAAAATTATCAGAACATTATGGTACAACATTTAGAGAGAAAATGACTGCCTATCTAATTGTTAGAAGTATGACTGATGGGATATATAACAAGACATTTATGGATGCTTTAAAAACTGCTGGTGTGGTATATGATCCAAATGAATCTGTAGTTAAATATGGTGAGACTTTAGCAGGATACACTACTGAAGAAGTAAATAAAACAAAAGATTATTTAACTGATCTGATCAATAAGATTAATGAGGAGCAAGCATAATGGTAACATCAGCAAATGTGTGGGATATGATTGATTCTTATTGTACCACAAATAGTAAGTGTATAATAAAATTTAATAACTCAAAGATTGCAGCAGCGTCAGCATCTAAGCAAGCAGAAGTTTGGACGTGGTATGCTAATTTTGCTGAGGATTCTGTACTTGACATGATGAAGACTCTTGGCACATGGGATATGGTTATTGAAACTAATGAAGATCAAGCAATAGCAAATGCAACAGCATGGTTCCCTAAGAAAGAAGATTGTCCCAATAAAGATGAAGATTATTACTGGGAGTGTCATGTAATTGATGCTACTGGTGATTTCTGTTGGAAGAACGCTGATTCTGTACCTGCTAAGACCTCTTGACACGTATGCTATAATAATGACATTGAGGTGAAAACCGTTGACACAAGAAAGAGAATGGACTAGGGTTGATAACCCAGATAGTGCTGTATCAACAGGAACTGTTACTTTCAATCCCGATGGTAAAATATTAAACTACCAAAATGATCAGTTTGGTAAGTATAGAATGGCATCTATTCCCACAGAGGCCGTTGATTCATTAGTAGCATATATTGATAGTCTTGGTTTAGAATGGGAAGAAGGTATGGTTAAACATACTGGTGAGGTTGATTATAAATCACGTAAATCTGATGTTGCTTGGATTGAGGATCCTGAAATACAAAGGTATATTTGGATGCAATTCTGTAGTGCTAATCAAGATCCTGATTGGCAATTTAATATAGATTCAATAGAACCAATACAGTACACTAGGTATAAAACTAGTTCTAAACCTGAAGATTCAAATCCATTAGTAAGAGAAGGAGATCATTATAATTGGCATAATGATCAGATCATTCATAATGATGGAAATCAACGAAGATGTCGTAAATTATCAATGTCATTACAATTAAATGATGGATTTGAAGGATGTAGTTTTGATTTTGGATCAATACATAAAGGAAATGTAAAGGTAGAAACTATAAATTTGAAGAAAGGTGATATTTTAGTATTTCCATCTATGATGGAGCATCGTATTAATCCTATACTTAGTGGTGAACGTAAAGTACTTGTATCATGGGCATGGGGAACATTATTTAAATGAATGGTCTTGAAATATATCAGAATGTATTAACACCAGATCAATGTAATCAACTCATCAAACTATTTGGTGATGATGATAGGAAGCAGTCTGGTAAGATACTAGCACCAGAAGGATTGAGAGAAGATCCTACTGTTAAGACATCAACAGATGTACAGTTGAATTTCTTAAATCCTGATGATAAATCATATAATGATATTATACTTGAACCACTTCTTAAGAGAGTGGGATTATTCAGAGAAAAATATGCATTTCTAGGTGTATGTGATAGATGGGACATAAGTGGAGAATATAATATTCAACGATATAATGATGGTGAAGGATTCTTCAAACCACAT